TCCCCACCCATCATTTCTGCTGTGAGTTCTCCTCTTTCATCAGGTTGATAGTGAAGTTGCTTTGCTAATTTTTGAGCCAGACCAATTAATGAAAATGCATTACCATCTGGGCCGCTTAAGTCAACGTGGATCATTTCGGATCCAGGCATTGGTTTTGTTGTTATTGCCATTATCTACTTTTTAAAGATTCAATTTTTTCTGTTCCGGTATTAATCATTCTAAATACCTGGTTCCACTTACCTTCATCAGCGATCCATTCAATATCATGTGGTTTATGTTTCATTTGCCAATTAGATAAAGCAAATCCACCACCTGACATTTTAAAATCACCTTCTGAATTTTTCTTAAGCTTAAGGTAATGTACGTTATCACACATACAACTTACCGTTTTAATAATTACCTCTCTTGCATCTTTCTTTACTGTTAGCCTTGGAGGATTTTGAAGTAGTTCTTGATATTTAGACATATTCCGTGTTGTTTAATTATATTATAAATATAATAAAAAAAATTGGGAATTGAAAATAAAATGAGATCTTTTTTCTAAAAGTTATTAACAATTTACAAAACAGGGTTTTCTGCTCTCATTTTCTCTAGGAGTTTTCTAGATATGATTTTTACTTCTTTTGAGAATTCACCTTTATCAATAATCCATTGAATGTATCTTGCATCTGTTTCATAAACCTCTTTAAACGGTTTACCTTTATTTTTACCGAAGTTAAATACAATTTCTCTCTTTCCGTTTATTTCAGCAAATTTATATTTACCGCTAAGGTCTACTTGATCTTTTCTTGACTCATTTACAATATCATCAATTTCTTTTGCCGTTGTAGGCATATCATAAAGTTCTTTCTGCTTTTGGAATATTTCCATTGTTGCACGAATATCAACATCGGCTCTATGAGCTCCTTCTAAATCCTTTCCTGTATATTTTTTATATGCAGTACTTAAATCTCTACGTTCATATTTAGAATAAATTAAAAAAGGATCTACTACAGCTCTTTGGCGATGTGAGAATGCAATACCGCTTCTCATAAATTCCTCTACGAGCATTGGTACGTCAAAGTAAAGTGCGTTATAACCACCAAGATCACTATCACCAATAAAGTCTAAAACTTCTTTAGCTATTAAATCAAATTGAGGTGCATCTTTTAATTGTTCTGGTGTAATACCATGTTTATCCTGAGCTTCCTGTCTCATAACTGCATCAGGGCCAGGATTTACTAGTGACTGAAATGAATCGATTTCGTTACCGTCTGCATCGGTCTTAATCATTGCAATTTCAATAATTCTATCATTACTTGGATTAACTCCTGTGGTTTCTAAGTCAAACCAAACTATGTTTTTTACATTTTCCATATTATACTTTTAAACTATACTATTCTCAGATTCTCTCTGTTAATTTTATATAGTTAAAGTAGGAAAAGGTTTTAAGATTTAAGTAAATTATTATTAATCTGCAATTTCAATTGTAATATCTTGAATTAATCCAGGTAATCGACTCATTGTAGAATTAAGTTTACCGAGTGTGCTATTAAGTCTTACCATTGCACCAGAATCATTACTCTTACCGGTTGATCCGCCAGCAGCAGGAGCCCCACCTTCAGTAGTTGCAGCTTCACCACCTCCACTATTTTCTGATAGCAAATCGCGGATATCTTCAACTGCTCTTGTTAAGTCCTTGTATGCTCTTCTGTTTTTGCTAAGTTCACCAGCACCATTAAATAATCCGGCCATTGCTTCAGCCTTGAAAGGATCAACAGAATTAATAGCTGCAGCAATTTTTTCTAGATCTGTACCTGCTTTAGATAAACTACCATTGTCTGCAGCATCTGCTAAATCAGTAATCCACCCAGAGAAATGATTCATTGCAGGTCTCATCATTGCAATGTCTATATAATTCTTTGTAAACGCATCAGCAATACTATTAAATAATGTACCTATACCTTTTGCTACCTTAGCTGGGTTCGCAACGCCGGCAAATGTAGCTACACCTTTAGCAATACCTGATAGTTCCTTACCTGCTCCTTTTACTGCTTGAATTCCTTTTTCTACATTATTCTCATCCCATGAAATTAAACCAAACATTACAGAGTCAGTTGTTTCATTTGAACCGATTGCAGCAAACGCATCACCAACAAAAGTTAAAGTATTTTTAACTGCAGTAGCCAATTCTCCCTTTGGTTTAAAATCAACTTTATCTTTTACCATCGTTTGGAAAGTTTCTAATCCGCTAGCAATACCTTCCAAATCTTTACCTACACCTTGTACAGCCTTAACTCCTTTTTCTACATTATTTTCATTCCATGTAATTAGACCAAATAATGCACTATCCTCGGTTTCCTCACCTGCGACTGCAGCAAATGCATCGCTTATAAATGTTATTGAACCTACAACTGCTTTGGCTAAATCACCTTCTGGACCAAAATCAATATTATCTTCCGTAAATCCAATAAATTTAAGTAAACCATCAGCAATCATATCCAAGTCTTTACCAACTCCTTTAACCGCATCAACGCCTTCCGCTACTTTATTCTTTTTAACACCAAACAAAGAATTAAAGAATCCACCTGCCTCAACATTACCTTCTCCAGCAACGGCAGCAAAAGCAGTACGAATAAATCCTATAGTATTTACAATTGCATAACCTAAGGTACCTTCTTCATAATTTCCGTCAGCGTCAGGTTCTCCAAACTTAATACCTTTTTCTATCATTGTTTGGAATTTCATTACGCTACCGGCAATATCATCTAAGTTTTTACCAACTCCTCTAACTGAATCAATACCTTCTGCTACTTTATTCTTTTTAATACCAAATAGAGTATTAAAGAATCCACCTGCCTGAACATTACCTTCACCAGCAACCGCAGCAAACGCCGTTCTAATAAATCCTACAGTATTTGTAATTGCATAACCTAAAGTACCTTCTTCATATTGTCCATCTTTATCAGGTTCTCCAAACTGAGCACCCTTTTCTTGTAGTTTCATAAAGGCGTGGAGTCCTTTTGTAATTTCAGTAAGTGCATCTCCTGATCTCATTACTGATTTAACTCCTCTCTCGGTTGCATTAGGACTAAATGTAGATCCAAATACTAAACCAAATAAACCACCTGGGTTTGATGGTTCTCCACCAGCTTGAGCAAAGGCAGCACTAACAGAACCTAATGCAACAGCAAGATCTTCTGAATCTTCTTGTGTAAAATCAATTTCTTTAAATGCATTTAAACCTTTTGATAATTCTTGTAGTGCCTTTCCTGCACCCATATACATTGCAGCAGCACCACCTCCGGCAATACTCTGTCCTATTCTACTAAATACATTACCAACATTCTTTAAGAAACCTGCTTCAGGTTCTACTCCTGAGAATGCAGCGGCCACTGCACCTAATGTAAAGGATAAGTTTTCAGCATCGGTTTTGGTAAAGTCTACCTTTTTCATCATCTGTAAACCTGGTGCTAATTCCTGTAATGCTAAACCAGCAGCACCATACATAAGAGGACCTAATAAAGCTAAACCTCCAGTGGCAGCAACCGCTAAACCGGCTAATGCCATTATACCACCTACTGCTACGAGCACCAATGCCTGTACGCCTACATCTTCTAAAGTGGTACCTCTAGTTGCATCAGCAAATGGAGTATAACCTAAACTAAATACTAAAAGTCCTAAACCGTTTAACGCCATTGCGGCAGCACCAAACAAAATATTCTTCATACCCATCTTACCAACTAATGCAGCAGCTCCACCTATTGCTAATATTGTAGCACCTTGTATAAGAATGTCTCCAATAGAGTTTCCTCTTGTTACAGCTGATAGAGCTAATAGACCTAAAGCAAAAGGTAATAATGCTATACCTACTAATGTAAGAGCAAGGGCGCCCTTTCTAATTCTCTTAGATGTTTTCTTACCTCCGTAAATAGCAACTGCACCTGGTACTAATATTAATGCACCAAGCATACCACCTATAACCGCAGGTTGAGTTAGGATAAATAATGTAGTAAGTGCAAAAGCAGCTAAACCTATACCAAATGAAAGAATAGCATCCCCAACTCTATCTAAAGCTCTTGCTCCTCTATAAATTCTTTTAGAAGTTTTCTTACCTCCTATTAATGCCATGACTCCACCCATTATAGCTATTGAAGCTATTAAGAACGGCATGGCTATCATACCAGGTATAATTAAAAGCGCAGATAGAGCAAGAGCTTTAGAAAATTGAAGAATAGCACCTCCCATTAAATCTAAGACCTTTACGCCTTCCATCGCCTTTTTTGAATCAGTATTAGCTAAAGCCTCAAACGAATTAGTTACAAATTCAGTAAATTTAGAAATAGCCTTTTTTGGTACTAAAGACCATAACAACATTCCAGTCGCAGTTTTCTTAGCACCTACCCCTAAAAGATTAAGAGTTTCACCAGCACCTGCAACTTCCTTTTTACTTTTACCACTCCGAGAAAATATACCTGCCATTGGATTTCTTGAAGTATTTGCTTCAATAGCAGTTAATAAATTAGTTTGTGCAGTTAGTTGAGCAACTATTTGTTGGTCTAAACCAGCACCACCGCCACCACCACCTGAAGCTGCAATAAGAATATCTAACTTTTCATTAGTTTCTTTTGCAGCAGCCTCTATTTTTGATAGAGGATCCATTAAATCTTTAAGAGTTACGGCAGCCATTCAATCTATTTATTTAAAACTTCGGCATACTAATTTTCGGCATAGATGGAGTTTTATAAGAACTCAATGATTTACCAAATGATTTAGACATGCTGTCTGTATTATATTTATCCGAATAGGATTGAGTATTCTGTTTCTCTTCATCATTACGATCTTTTAGCAGATCATTATAAATTTCTAAAGTATACTCATACTCATAGAAAGGCAGCAAATCCAGCTCTGATGGCTGGAGATGCAACTTTTCTAATAATAATACTCGTACTTTATAAAAGTTCAGAAGAGATATCTTGAATAATAAAGAGAGCTTTGATCCCGCCGGGAAACGTGAGCGGAACGGCGACCTCCTCACCGCAACTTTCACATGGATAATTAAATTCAGGTTTAACTCCAATTTTAGCTTTCTCAACTAATCTATAGACAATTGAAAATTTACTAGCATCCCATCCTTGAAATGCTGTAATTGCAGAAAAGATTTCTTTATCATTAAATCCTCTCCACTCCCTTTGTATATAAGGTAATATTGATAAAGATGATTTATCCCAAGTCTTACCTTCCTGTTCTCTTTTTCGTATCCAATCTGTAATGGCTCGCATTACACCGATAGTAGGTGGTGCAATTGTAAGTTCACCATGACTTTTAGTAGGAACAGTAAAACATTTATTTTCAAAGTCATAATACTTTTCTATTAATTCATCTTGTTCATTAAATTGAAGATTGCCTGTTCTTAGTTCCATAGAATCTTGGGCTTTACATGCCCCTGTTTTACAATTCTTTTTACCAACTGGCATCATTAATTTATTTTCCCCATCTTTAAATGTTAACTCTCTAATAGAAAGGATTAGATATATTCTATCCTCTTCCAAAACATCTCTATAAGATCCTCTTTGGTTACCATACATAATTTTTGTACAGCCTACTAGAAGTGAGTTTAGCTTTTCATCAACATCTAAAATATTTTCTTCATCTAATGTAGAGAACTCTCTAATTTCACCAACCCTTGCGGCTCTAATATGAATTTCAAAATCTTCTCTATAAAATTGACCACCTGATGGAAAATTTGCTAAATCTAATTTAACATATCCTGTTAAGGATTGTATTCTTTGAATTTCTGGATCATCTACAGAAGTTATACCGGATCCTCTTGTAGTATCTACTTTACCTAATTCGGTAACTTTACCTTCTTCGTTTGTTTTTACTTCAGCTTTAGTATCTATTATACCTTCAGCTGCCTCAAATTCTTTCTTAATGTTGTCTTCGTGACTACTCATAATTATTTAGTTTTTATTAATTGTTTTTCAGGTGCTGTTTCCTCTACAATATGCTCAACTATTAATTGTCTTACATACCTGGATACCGGCAACGGTTTTGTTTTATTTTCCATTGACTTTTGAATGATAATTGCATTTAAATTATCTTCGTCTTCTGGTGTTAAGAGTACTTGTAATTTTTTTGTAAGTCTCTTTTTCTGTGGAATTAATTCTTGTACGCTTTCGTTATATCCATATTTAGGATTATCGGCTTTATAATTTTTTATCCAAAATTCTAACCTTTCCATTATATGGCTTAATGATTCTTCAGATTCAAATTCTTCAAGAATAGTTTTTTGAAAAGATCTTGTTCCAAAATCTTTAACTGCTCTTTTAATATATTTCCCTGCTCCTAAATTGTTAGGATTATCATTAACTGAATAACCTACATAAACTTTTCCATCGGTTTCATTAACTACTTTAAAGATTGTCATATGTTTAGATTATATAATTTATAATATATATTAGAGTGAAGATAAAAAAACTGGCCCTAGAGCCAGTTTTCTATAAAAATATTAAGAGTTTATTATGCTCCCACGTTTTCTTCAACCCAGTGATCACAACGATAAGTCATTGTTAAATCAACTGCGTCTGGAGTTTCATAACTCAATTCATCTACAAAATCAGGTTGACCTGTAGGGAATACATCTTTACAAGTAATCTTTCTAAAGATATCACCTGCTCTGTTGTACTGTACAATAATCATACTTCCTACGTAGTCTTTCTTTAATCCCATTTCACCAGTCAATGGATCATAGATTAATTTGTACCAATTACGGAATGTATTGTAAATGTAATTTTCGTTAGCTTCATTTAAGTTAAGACTAAAGTTAACAGTCAGATCCATAAATGTTTGACCTGGCATACTTGCAAATGAACGGTCAGCAAATTTGTATTTCTGTCCGATTGCATCTACAGCAGGGTTTAAGTTATTTAAACCTCCAATAGTTTTAACTTGCTCTAAGATTAAACCCGTATCATCCCCTAGTGGTGAAAATACTGTCACCTCAAAAAGGTTAGGCTGAACTGGTTCGTACCTTTGGCTACTGGCCCTTGATTGGGTATAATGTGGTAGTGGCATATTATTTTATTTTTTTTATATATTCTCTTTTAGTTTCTTCTTATTGGAAGTTTCCTGAACTAATAGCTCCTGTTTTCAGAATTGTAGTTCTCTGTACGAGAATTTCCATTCCTCTTACTGGTTCAATGTATGTATCTAAGATACCAACATTTTGATCAATAACTTCTGGTGTGTTATTAGTTTCATCCATTATATTTTTATAATCATAAACACCATCATCATTTTGAACCGTTGATAAGAAGTTATCAGCAAGTGTTTTAATTTCCAATCTAGTTTGAGCTGTGTTAAATTCAAACAGATAGTTTTTAAGAATTGCTTCTATCCCATCTTGGATGTAAATTACAACCTCTCTACAGTTAATAGAACTTAAAGCAGATTTCGTAACTTGCTGTGCAGTTTTATTTGCAAAGATCGTCGGCCCAGTTCCACTTTGGAATACAATTGGATTCAATCCAAATGGTTCTAAGTATTCTCTGTCCTCTTTTCCAAGATTAATTTCTAATCCTACAACACCTGATCCACCTACAACACCTCTACGAACTCCTGCAACTAATGACCATGGTAAAGCATTTTCATATTTTGCAATAAAGTTATTTGAAACATATGCAGCCGGTACAACATTTATATTTCTACCTAAATCCCTAACCGTAATAAACGGATAATAGAATGCTCCCCAACTCGCACCTTGTGTTGGTGACGGTAATGAGTATCTTACTGTTGGATTCCTAGCAAGATCACCACCAGTAGAAATAAATCTAGATGATAAGCTTCCAGTTAGATCTTTAAATGATGGATCTGTATTGTTCTTAAAGTCTTTAGCCGATGGGGCATTTAATATAGCAAATGCGTTCTTTCTAGTAGAAGCCAATATTGTATAAATTGCCTTAGATCCACTTTCAATACCGTTTCCGAATGTATCTACAATATATCTAAAGTTAATTACATCCCTATCAGTTAATGCCTTAAATAAATTTGTCCCATTTAAGGTGCCATTTAATATAGCATTTTGTCTTTCGTTTGTTCCATTAGGTACATGTCTTGTGTTATCTAATTTAAAACCATCTAAAGTAAATACATTTAAGTAATCAACCCACTTATCAATAGGATAATATAATTCTACCTTAACTACGCCAGCAGCTGTTGTGGTTGCGAT